GCCCGCAGCCGGGTTGATTGACTCCACCTCATAGGCCCCGTTGAACGGGGTCAGCGGCGCGGGCAGATCAACATCAGCACGCGACGCCGCCACCAGCAAAAACGCATCCGGGAACATCTCGCCAGAAATCCGGCGCTGCATGCGGCTGCGCATTACGGCGATTTTGGCCAGCCGCTGTGCCTGCCGATGGTCAATGACATAATCGAGCGGCAGGTCCAGCCGCTTGGCCAGCCCCCCGTCTGCCGCTTGCGCCCCCGGCACCACATAGACCGGGGCCTCTGCCGTCTCATAGGCCCGGTCAGGCGCGGTATAGCGGGCGACACACTCGGTATAGAGGTCATCCGACCCCGCCCAGCGGGTCATCTCAATGGGCTGACCATCGGTAAAATCGGTGATGGTGTGGACCGGATCACGCCAGATCGCTGGCACAAAGGCCAGTTTGCCGCCCACCCGCACCAGCCGCGATGCCCCCGCCGCCTCCAGCGGGGCAATCTGATCCTCCAGCTCGGCCCCGTCCGACCACACCAGCACCCCGTCGCAGCGATAGCGCGGCATGGTGCCACCCGCATTGACCGGCACTGTCTCGCCCGCTGCATCCGCGCCCCACTCAAACGTCTCCATCGACAGATAGGTGTCAGCATAGGGTTTGAGCGGGTTTGTGCGTAGCGCGTCCAGCACGATCAGCGCCTGATTGCGGCTAAATTTGGTGAGCCCATCGCGCGGGTCATAGACCAGTGACCAATCGCCCTCGACGTTGAGTTCGGGCGGGGTCGACGGCCAGCGCTCCGACCGATCCGCCTGCGCCCCGCAGTCAAGCCGCGCCCACAGCACCGTGCGCCCCCGCCACGCATCGGTGCTGGCAAAATCGGTTTCTGTGGCGATGGTGGCCGGGCACGTGGTTTGGTCACCGCGACCGATCCAGATTTTGAGGTGGCCAGTGAAAGGATCATTGGAGGCGGACGCCCCGCCGCCGCTGAAATCAAACGGATCACCTGTCAGCGTGACGGCGCGCTTGTCCAGCAGCACGGTGTAATCGGTCAGCGACGAGGGGCGGCTGTTGAGCAGATAGCAAATGTACAGGATATTCCCGACCACCTCCCAGCCCAATGGCGTGCCCGGTGCCCAGCAGCGGCCATAGGCAAAGCGATAGGCGGGCAGCGCGGTGGGGCGGGTCAACTCGGCGCGCTGCACCTCTTGTTTCGGACGGCCCTGCAAGGCCGTTGCGATGCTGGACAGCAGCAACGATCCGCCGATCTTAAGGACAGCCGCCCCCAATGCGCCAAAGCTGGCCGTGATTGCCGCACCAAACCCGACGCCATTGCCGATCAGCGCGGCCAAGGTGGCCAGCGGCGCAGCCTGCACCGGGGCTGGCAGGGCCACAAACCCCACCAGCGCCGTGGTCAGCCGCAGTAATTTACGCATGCCAGCCCTGCCCCGCCTGTCTCACGATTGCGAATCCCGTCATGGTTTTGCCCGCCCATTGGCCGGGTTGGATGCAGACCAGCAGCGAGCGGCCATTGACCGCCACCGCCAACCCGCCGATCCGGTGACCGTCTTGCAGGCCCATCGCCCGCGCCTGATCGGCGGCCATGCGGGCCAGACCACCGGCGGCGCGCATCATCCGCCCCGCCGCGATGCGCCCGCGATAGCCACGCCGCCCCGCCATGGGGTCAACACCCCAGAGCCGCAGATACGCATCCGCCGCCGCCGTGCAGCAATCGCACGGCCCCCAGACAAAGGGCCGCGACATGACGGCATCCACCGCCGCCAGCACATCGTCAGCCGTCACGGCGCGGGCCAGAGCGTCTTTTCAGCGCGCGCCGTGGCCAGCACCAGCATTTTGCCAGCGGTATCACCCGGATAGGCGCGCGATTGATCCTCGTGGCTGTGGGCGATGCCCGCCGCCGTGCGATAGCCCGGCCCAGTGCTCATGCCCACGGTCAGCCGATACAGCGTCACGGGTGCCACGCCCCGGTCGACGCTGATCATCAGCACCGAGGTGTCCATTGTGCCGCTGGCAATATCCACCGGATCACCGATCAGCACATTACCGCCGGGCGTGGTGGTGGCCCCCAGATAGATCGACCCGACACGCTGACGGATGACGGCATCGGCGTAATCGGCCAACTCGGCCAGATCGCAGACGATGGACAGCGCAAACTCCATCGGCACACCGCTGGCAGACTCATCGGGCACCGAGACATCGCCAAATTTGCCAACCCCGGCCCAGCTTTGCCCGCCCCAAGTGATGCTGCCCGCGCCGCTATGCGCCCGCACCGCCCCGCCCGGCCAGTCCAGATAGACCAGCACAATCGGGTTAAACGACGCACCCGCCAGCGCAGCCACCAATGCGGGATCGAGGCTGCGCATCAGATCCATGGATTGACCTCGGTGAACCCGCCGACCTCATCGGCAAAGATTTCGCGCAGAGACCAGCTGTATGTATAACTCCCAACTTGCGGGGCGCTCGGTGGCATCGCACCGTCCACTCGGAAAACAGCACTCTCCTTTTGGTCCAGCAAAAGCGTGCCACTGCCTGACGGCGCGCCCATTACGCGGATGATAGCGCGACCGGAGGCATCCGCCTGCGCAGCATTTATTGCGCGCCAAAGCGTCCCGGCTACCGTAAAACGATCCCCGGCCAAGACGAGCGGAAATTGCGGTGGCAATCCATCCACCTGCCACGCGCCGAATCCCGCGCTGGTGGTGGCCGTGGCCGTCAAGCCAATGGTTAGTCGACCAAATTCCGCTTCGCCCAACGCCCGCACTGCGCTGGCCCAGCCTGACAGCCGAACAGCATTGACGTTGCCCTCCAACAATTGCACGAGCATGTCCATGTATCCAGACGCCGGGGCTTCCGACCGATATCGAGCGGGCACATCCACTGCGACCATCCGGCGCAATCGCTGACTTGACTGCATCTGTTCGCGCCCTGTTAAAGCCGATCGCAGTGCCGCCACTGGCTGCATCGGCACCCAACTGCGCCCGATAGTGCACACTGGTGGCCATGCAAAAACCTTGATTGCCATCAGCGCGCCCCCAAAAACGATTTCGATTTGCCAGCCGCGCGCGATGTGGCGGCAACGGATCGCTGCACAATTGCTGGCCCGGCCTGACTAATGGCAATTCCGGCCTCATTCTTGGCGATTTGCACAATCACGCCGGGATCAGAAACGATACGCAGATGCACAGCGCCACCGCCGCCACCACTGCCTTTGGTGCGGTCGATCACCGTCTCTTGCGGGTGCATCATGGCCAAGAAGCCGCCCTTACCATCCATCCCACCAGAGCGGGGCGCTGTGCCTGTTGAGCCGCCACCATCAAACGACAGCAGACCGCCTATGCCGGAAAATAGGCCGCTCAACAGACCACCACCGCCGCCAGATTTGGCGAACGGACCATTGCCAAACAGCGCGGCTTGCAGGGCGGCCTTGGCGAGTTGCTTTGCCACATCCCCCAAGACACCGGCAAAGCCCTTGCCTGAGACAATCGCATCCAGAAAGCCGTCTTCCAGCGTCTTGTTAATGCCCGCCAGAAACTGCGCTTTTTCGCGGTATTGATCGGCCTGCACCGTCAGATGCGCAATGCTGGCTGCCTGTCGGTCGATTTCGGCGCGCAGGGTTTCGCCTGTCTTTGTGCTGGCCGCGTCCAGATTTAGATTGCGCTTTTTGGCCTCGGCCAGCAGCTCGATCTTGACCTTGGCGCGCTCAGCAGCCTCACCCGTCAAGCCAGCGGCATCTGCCTCAGCCAAGGCGGCGTCATAGGCCGCCTGTGCCCGGTCTGCTTGGGCCTTGAGCCAGTCCTCGGCCTTGACGCCACCGCCACCGCCACGCTTGCGGCCACCACTGCCGCCGCCAACGCTTGGGGGCTTGTAAACCGTTCCATCGCCCAGCGTGACCGGGCGGCTGTCGGTCGTGGTCCGCGCCCCATACTTCATTTCGGCGCTATGCTGTTGCTCCAAGGATCGAGCCGCCAGCCATGCGTTTGCAGCCGCCGCCAACTCGCCTTTCAAACGCGCTGCCTCATCTGCACCGGCGGCGATGCCGCTGGCAATGTCGATGCGAGCCAAGGCTAGGGCGGACAACTGTGAATCATTGAGGTGATCAAGCAGTTGCTGGCCCTCCTCATTGAGTGATCGCCCATTGTCGCTGGCCGCCAGAAGCGCAACGGCAAGACGCTCTCCGCCAGCGGCCATTGCTGCAGGTGTGTCCGCCGCCAGCAGCTCGATCATCGCGGCATTGACCGCTCCGATAGCGGCCTCATTGCCCCGCCATGCAAGGCCGAACTGATCCGCCATCGACATCATGGCCGTCTCATAGTTGGTCAGGGACAGCATCTGTTGATCAAGCGCAGTGCGGGTGCCGAGCAGGTTGTTAAGCTCTTCCTGATCCGCTTCGCTTTTGATGGTGCGAAAATTCAGGATGCGCTCTGACAAGGCGTCATATTCGGCGCGCAGGCCCACCAATTGTTCGGCCATTTGCGCGGTGCCGGGGCCGAAATCCTGCCCCATGCCGCCAATCGACCGCGTTACATCGCTCAAGGCTGCCTGCGCTCGCACCTCAGCCATGCGCCGTTCGATTTCCAGCACCTTCTTGGCCTGCTCGGCACCGCCTGCCCCGAAGCGGTCAACGAGGGTCATGGGATCCTCATTTGCCGCATTTGCCGCGTTGTTGGCTGCGTTGAGTTCGCCCATCGCCTTGGTCAGCGCCTTTACGCTTTCAACTTGGCTATCCATGGCATTTTCGGTGGCAAACAGATTGCCAGCCAACGGGATGAGGATTGCAGCCGCCGCGCCAGCAACGGCACCGAACACCCCCAACCCACCCAAAAGCTGCGGCAACTGCTGCGCTGCGGCACGGGTGGCGCTGGTGCCGCCCGCGACCTGCACAGCAAAGTCACCGATCTGATATGACGTATTCTGAATGGCAGACCTGTAACGGTTCATGCCCGCCGCGCCATCGTTCATGGCGCGCACCTTATTGGCCATGCCGTTGACAACCTTCTGGTTGCCGGTCTGGAAATCCGCGTCCAGCCTCTTCATCTGGGCGCGGAAATTGTCATTGGCCTTCTTGGTTTCATTGATCAGTTTTGTGGCGTTCACTTCGAGACGAAGCAGCAGCTTTTCCTCATCAGTCGCCATCGTCAAAACCCTCGATTCCCAAATCCCGAAGTTCGCTTTCGGTCATGCCCTCACCCATGGGCTTCTTGCCGCCATGGAATGCCCGCAGGCCATCCATTGCCGCCTCAAACTCCCACGGCGTCATTGCGTCCACATCAGCCGGGGTGAACCCGGCTATTGCGCCGTTTCCATAGAGGCGGCTGAACCGCCATTTTCCGGGGGAAGCGTCTCCCCCATCGTCTTTCCCTCGCCATCACCCACCGGGTCGTCTTCCGGGCCGACAAGCGCATGGGTCAGCACCGAAAGTGCGGGCAGGATCAATGCCATCAAGCCGCTGTTTTCGGCGGTGGTTTCGACCAGTTTCAGCGCGGCGGGTTTATCCATCCCACCACCGATCAGGCCAAGCCGCAGCGTGGCCGTCACGTCATCCACCCGCGCAGTTTGGGTCAGCAGACGATTGCGGATTTCAAACGGCCCTGCGTTGCAGGCATCCTGCAGGGCGCGCAGGTGGCCAAGCGTCAGGCGGAAATCATGCTCCCCGCCTGCCCAGATCAGCGACAAAGCCTGCGACATCAAGATGCCCGGTCAGCGGCGGTCGGAACGCCGTCAAAGCGGATTTCGATTTCAGCCGTCACCGCCTTGCCCTTGGTGCGCCCCGCTGACAGCTTGGTCAGGTAGGCAGGCCCGGTTTCGGTGTATACATCCCCGACCGCCGCGAGGCCATAGGTGATGCGCACATTCTTGCGCTGTGCCAGACGGTTCCATTTGTGAATCATGTCATGCGACGTTTTTGCCCAAACACCAGTGCCAGATACGGCAACGGTGACAGACCGCGGCGAGACAACAACCGAATTCGGCAGGCTTTCATCAGCGCAATCCGGCACCTCGTCTTCATCCATCGCCAGATTGCCGTCGACGGTGAAATCCTTCATCCCGCACACTTTGGCATAGGTGCCGGGGGTGTCGGTTTCGACCTCCAGCGTCAACTGGTCGTATTTCATCGTTTCTGCCAAAGCCATGGCGCTTCTCCTATGATAAACGCCGCCGCAGCGGCTTGATGGCCCGCTTGGGGCGGGATTTTGCAACCGGAACAGCCGCCCCGGCCTTGATCGCCGCCGCGATAAAATCGCGCGGGAATGTCTGTGCTTTGGTCGACGGGTTTGCTGCGAAACCAAACACCGACCGAGGCCGCGACCAGTGAAAGACGCGGGTGAAGATCGCCCGACAGCGCCAGTCAGGCACCTTTGACAGCCTTCTTGAAGGCGCGTGTCATGCTTGATTTCATGGCCGATTTCTTGGCGCGATAGGTCGGATAAAAGAAGGGGTTTGCCGCCATTTTCGACGTTCCAAACTCTTGAAACCATGCCCAAAACGGATCGTCCTTGCCGCGCCCACCAGCAAAGATCGTGATGCGCATTACGCCAAAGCCTTGGCCTTTTCGCCGCCCACCCCTGACCGATCCCAGCGTCATCGTGCCTTTCGGGGCATCACCCCAAGTCCAGCCAATCGAACCCGCCAGTTTTCCGCTTTGTTTTGGGGCCAGCCGCTCCATTTGGGCGACCAACTCCGTGGCATTCTTTTCCATCTGCTCGGCCAGCGCGTCCAAGGCTTTCTGTGGTATCAGAGCGATGCGCCGCGTCACCCGGTCCAGCCCTTCAATCGCCATCAGGCCACCTCAACAGCGCAATCGACCGTCACGATGCCATGGGTCAGGCTTTCCTGCGGGTCTGGAATGGTGCGCAGGCGTGTCACCTCGATCATCGCCAGCGCGCCGGTCGACAGGTTGGCC